AGAAGTATCACTGGAGCGCCAGGCGTAAAGTATATAAATGAAAAAATAAAACCAAATAGTGTTTTAGATGTTGGTTGTGGTGCAAATAAATTTAAAGAACATATCTCTGGGCTTACGGGCATCGATCTTTTAGAGTATCGTGACTTTGGACATTCCACTGGGCCTGACATTGTAGATAATGTTAGAAACTTTTATCTAAAAGAACATCCAAAGTTTGATATGATATACTGTGTAGGAACATTTAACTTTGGAACTATGGAAGATATGTATATGAACTTTGATATCTTTACTAAGATGGCACCAAGGATATTTGGACATGCAAGGCCAGGTGGGCCAGGCGATGATAAAAGAGCTAAGAAAGCAGGATATCCATATTATCAATGGACATTTGATGAGGTTCACTTCTGGGCAAAAGAATTTAACATGGATGTTATAAACATAGAAGTAGAACATACAGATGTAAGTATGATGACAGATGAACATTTACAAATGTACTATGATGGTGTTACAAGTAATTTAGAGAAGGAGCCAGGCTACTTACAATTAGGTGTTAAAGCGCCAGAAGATTCTGTGGTAACTGACCCAAGATGTGACCCATTTAAACTCTCTGGAAATGTACAAGATGTTGTAGTGAATGAATGGAACAGAAGGCATAATCATGAATGGTATATTGAGGGTGAAACTAGAGTAAGACCAAGGATGCACTTTGAGATGGCACGATGAACGATTATGATTCCAGACTACATCAAAAAAGAAATATTAGTGGTGTAGAAATAGATGATGTTAGAGAGAGATATACAAATCCAGTAGATTTTGATACTAGACAAAACCTACCAAAATACAGAACTCTCTCTGGTGAAAAGTTAGCAAATGAGATAGCGGCACATAAACCAGATTTAGTTATTGATCTGGGGTGTGGTGCTAACTATTTCAAACCGATTGTAAGAAATGTTATTGGTGTAGACCTTACACATTTACCACAAGTAGATTTACAAAGAGATGTAAATACTTTGCCTGATATCTTCAAACCTAATGTTGCAGACTTTGTATTTTGTTTCGGCCCATGGTCAGTTTATGAACTAGATGCGCCAGAGGATTGGGAATATAATAGAAGAGTTATTAAAGTAATAAAGTATCTACTAAAAAAAGATGGAACTGCTATATTACATGCAAATAGTAAGAGAACAATATGGAATGAAGAGAACATTACAATGTTGGGTGATGAGGTTGGTTTTAAAACACAGATAGATGGTATTGGTATCACGGATACAAGATTGATGACAAAAGACCATTGGAGAATACAACAACAAGTGCCAGAACATAGGGAAAGTATAGGGATGTGTCAAGATGGTGAGGATTTGATAAAGAATCCTAGATATGTGTGGCGATGGACACATATATAAACATGGGAGAAAATTATGCCGACATATACATTTAAAAGAGAAGAATGTCATGGAGACCAGATGGAACTCTGGACAGACTTTATGACTATTGCAGAGAAAGAAAAGTATTTAGAAGAGAACCCAGATGTAAGACAAGTTCTGGTGCCTGTTGCAATTGTAGGTGGTGTTGAGGGGAAAACACATAAGGTAGATGACGGTTTCAAAGAGAACATGTCTAGGATTGCAGAAGCACATCCAAACTCACCACTTGCAGATAGATATGGTAGTGGTGAAACAAATGCTAAGAAAAAGGCAAGAGGTGTCATTCAGAAAAGAACTGGAGCCACAGTGAATGTATCGACTAAACACAACTTAAACAAAACAGAAACCATTGGTGGTAGACACACATATAAGTAATGCCATTTTTACAAAGAAAAGTGCCAGATTATAACAAGTATACTTACACTGGTTGGAAGTTATTAGAGGAGTTTGATAAGGATGCTCACATATTAGATATTGGTTGTGGTTATAATTTATTTAAACCACACTGTAAAAACTTATATGGGATAGATCCATATAATAAAGAAGCTGATGAAATGATATCATTTGAAGATTATATACCACACAAAAATTTTGATATATTTTTAGCATTAGGAAGTTTAAATTTTTATGATGAAACTTATGTAGAATTACAAATAAAACATTTAAGTGAAATAACTAAAAGTGGTGATATTATTTTTTGGCGACAATCAATGGGAGATAATCCCAACTTTAAGGATGCTTTTGAACAAAGAAATATTAGATACAATAAAATTAATAGACTACCAGAAGAGGAAAAATCTTTAAGTTTTTTTCCTTGGGATTGGAACTATAATAAATATTTTGTAGATAAGTATGGATTTGAACTATTAGATTTTAAAGAAGAGAGTGGTATTAATTATCCCACTAAATTAAAAGGTTTGAGATACTATGCAAAGTGGAGTAAAAAATGAGTAAGAAATTAGAAATAACAAATAAAAATATGGTTGCTATTAAACCAGCAACAGATAACCAAAAATTGGTTTTTGAAAGTTGGAAAACTGGTACAAGTCAGTTTTTATATGGAGCAGCAGGAACTGGAAAGACATTTATTTCTTTATATAATGGATTAAGAGAAGCACTAGATAACACATCAAAAATTGATAAAGTTATTATAGTTCGTTCACTTATACCAACAAGAGAGATAGGTTTTTTGCCCGGCGATGAAGATGATAAGTCTGCATTGTATCAAGTTCCATATTCTAACATGGTTCAGTTTATGTTTGAAATGCCTAACGAACAATCCTTTACGAATTTGTATGAAAGATTGAAAGCACAAGGAACATTGTTTTTCTTATCAACATCTTTTCTACGAGGATTAACATTTGACAATGCTCTTGTTATAGTCGATGAATGTCAGAATTTAAATTTTCATGAGTTAGATACGATTACAACTAGACTTGGACAAGACTCCAAGATTGCATTTTGTGGTGACTTTACACAAAGTGATTTAGTAAGAACAAATGAGAAAAACGGACTTTGGGATTTTCTAAGAATCGCAGAGGAAATGAAAGAATTTAATTGTACAGAATTTACAATCGGTGATATTGTACGAAGTGGGTTTGTAAGAAACTACTTGATACAAAAAACCAAACTAGGGATAGGAATGGAGTAAACCAATGCCGCCACGCAATCATCAGAATTGGACTAAGACGCCTAAAGTAGAATATATTTCTAGCGAGTGTTATAACAATTATGAGATATTTGAAAAGGAACAAGAACACATTTTCTCTAAAGTGTGGGTGCCGATGTGTCATATCAGTGAGATGTATAATGAAGGTAACTATAGAACATCACAGATTGCTGGTCAAAATGTGATGGCAGTGAATACCAAAGATGGTATTAAGGCATATCGCAATTATGGATTTAATCAACCAGCTGGTACGGTTGCTGCACCCATCGTAACCTCTGAACCAAAACTATATTGTGAAGTAAAACACGGTGGTATGGTATGGGTAACACTTAATCCAAATCCTACACAAAGTGTGGATGAGTGGACTGCTGGTGCATTTGATTGTATCGCAGATGCAATTGATACAGAAGAGATGGAAGTGTTTCATTATCACAAAGCAGTTATAGATACAAACTATAAACTATGGCATGATACTAACAGTGAGTTCTACCATGACTTTATGCACTATTTTAATCGTGTATCTGGATTCAATGATGAATATTTTGCTCGTAAGAATATTGCTTTTGATAATGGTCATGTCAATGTAAGTTCGTTTACTGTAAACTATGAAGAATATGCTGGGTTTGAAGATAGGGGTGAACTTAGTTTCCCTAATCTACCACCAAACCAATGGTATATGGTTGATTTATTTCCCGGCTATAATTTTAATCTAAGAGGGAGTGCTTATCGTTCAGATAGTGTAACACCTTTAGGCCCTAATAAGGTATTGATTGAATTTCGTGGTTATGGATTAAAGAAAGATACTAAAGAAGAAAGAATGACTCGTATTAATCACCACAATTCTATTTGGGGGCCATTTGGACGTAACCTTCATGAAGATTTGATTGGAGTTGCTGGACAAGGAACTACAATGCGAGAGGGTACAGAAACAAGAAATATATTACATGGTAGACATGAAAACCGTACTATTCACGATGAAGTGGGTATGAGACATTACTATGCAGAGTGGGGTAAACATTTAGATGTTGATCCAAAACAACCACTTGCAGCTTAAGGAGTTAAAATGGATATAATCAAGTTGAGAAAACAGTTAGAAATAGATGAGGGTATAAAACACGAAGTATATCTTGATCATTTAGGATTGGCCACTTTTGGTATTGGGCATTTAGTCCTAAACAGTGACCCAGAATATGGTGCTGAAGTTGGAACACCAGTTTCAGAAGAAAGAGTTATTGAATGTTTTGAATCAGATTTAGAAA